TAAAAATGTTAATGTTCCAATTTACCCAAGACAAACTGCTAAAGCAGTTACTGAAGGTAATGAAGTAGACAACGACGCAGTAAGCACAACTACAGCACTATTGACAGTTAGCCCAGTTGCTATCCGCACATTGCTAACTGACTTGGCTCGCACATCAGCCGCAAGTAATGTTGTTGCTGACCTAGGTCGTTTGTTTGGTGAAGCAGTTGCTCGCAAAATGGACACAGACTTGACAGCCTTGTTCTCTAGCTTCACAGCACCTACTGGTAGCACAACTGTTATTGACGCCGCTCAAATCTTTAAAGCAGTTGCCAAATTACAAGCAGACGCAGTTCCAATGGAAGGCATGGTTTGTGTAATTCACCCAGAGATCGCTTATGACTTGAAAGCCGCATTGACGACAGCTGGTAATACAATCTTTACAGCAGGTGCTTTCGGTGAATTAGGTAATGAAGCAATGAGATCAGGATATGTCGGCAATTTGGCCGGAATCCCTGTCTATCAAACATCTAATATGTCTAACTCAGGTTCAGCAGGCAACTACATTGGTGCTATTTTCCAGCGTGATGCGTTGGGTCTTGGTATGATTGGTGATATCGCTATTGAGACACAACGTCGTGCAAGTTACTTGGGTGATGACATTGTATGTTCAGCATACTATGGCACAGGTGTTTTAATGGCCGACTATGGTCGTAGTTTGAACAACAACTCAAGCATTAACCCTTAATTGCTAAATTAATCTAAAGGACTATCACAATGAACAGAGCATTTATATACAGTTATAAAACATTCGTAAGTTTTGCAACCTATGAGGATGTCACGAATCGTGATAGTCGTGTTTTTGAAGCAAATGAAGATTTAACAGAATCCGAAATCAACGATTACTTAGAACAAGCCAGTCAGCGTATCCTAACACAAATTAGGAACACAGAATGGTGGAGAGAATATCAGCGTAGAATGGCACAGATCATAAATCCAAACCTATTGCCCGCTGTTAATCCAGATTATATATTAGCCAGAACGCAGGAGTTCATAGACCTTAATGTGTATTTCGCATTATTTGAATATGTGTATCCCAGTGTTGCTGACTTTGGCAATCCTGACAGTGCTGAATTTGCAAAAATTAAGTTCTACAAGGATAGTTATAATGTATTATTTGACGAAGTAATTGAGTCCGGAGACTGGTATGACTTCAGCGAAAATGGAACGATTGACACAGCAGACAAGATGGCTGCAATAGTAAACAGAGTTCGTGTAAGATGAGAACAGAATTATTAACTTATTTGACAGCACAACTAACTGCGTCTATCAAGACCAGCGAAGAACTGCCGTTTCAAGAAGGAACTAATCCTCTCTATCTCAAGAATGCTCGTAGAGTATATCTTGATGAACCCTATACTGAGCAAGACACCTTGTTTCCTACATTAGGTAGTTTGCAGATCAATCAACGAACGACCATCGTAAGATGGTTCTTGACCATGGACGCAAAGCAAAGAAACACTGATTTAGATTCAGCATTGACAATCTTAGGTAGTGCTAAAGATATCACTACCATCACAGGCGTGTTTACACGCTTGTTTGACTATACGGTCACCATAGACAATGATAGAGTTATCTATGAAGGCGAATATAGATTCGCAAATTTAGCATAAGGAAAAATAATATGGCATTCATATTTCCAGCACCCGGCGTAGCAGGCGTTGAAGCTACACTTAGAATTGCGCTTCCAGGTGGAGCAACATTTCTAAGTATTCCGGCCATGCAAGACATCACTGTTAATAACAGCAATGATCTGTTTACATGGACGCAATTAGACGAAGGTAGTAAATTAAATGTTGCAACTACAGCAACTAATAGTTTGGACATGAACATTGTTCTAGATCAAACTGTATTCTTTGGAACTAATCCAACCTCAGGCACAACACCTACTGAAATAGGTATTTTTGGCGTAAGTAAAGATAAAGTAAGAGTTGCTTTTGAATTATACTTAGGCGATACAAGTGCTGGTGCCGCAGGCAAGACACTAAGTGGTTTTGCTTACATCACCGGATTGGCACCAACAGTCTCAGCAGACGCTCCTGTATGGGTCAGCCCATTAACTTTAACAGTTGATGGCGACTACTCAGTAGCTTAATCTTCTCCGAGATTACATCAAGCACCTTAGGGTGCTTTTTGTTTGGCTGAAATTCTACATAAATAACTAAGATGATATGGAGGTTACAGTGATATTCGATGATAAAACTGATATGGAGATATATCTAAGTCTAGAAGCAGAAACAGCAAAGTCACTCAGTGAAATACGCTGTGCTAGAAAAGACCTAGATCAAGCAGAAGTAAGACTGCGATTTGTATTGACTACAATACATCACTTAAAACAACGATATGAGGATATGAAATGAAACTAACACAACTAAGCAAGAAGCCTGAACTGGTCAAGGTTGAACTCACGGACGAAGACACCATTAAAGAATATGGTGAGCCCTTAGAGTTCTGGATCTATGATAGAACAGGCATGGATGTATTTGTCAAGATGGCAGTTATGAAAAATGAAGACTTTGGAGACATGGTTGAACTAGTTAACAAAATGATTCTTGATGAAGACGGCACACCCATTGTGAAAGATGGATACTTGTTGCCCAGTAATATTTTAACTAGAGTAATAGGTAAGGTGGTGGAAACTCTGGGAAAGTAACACAGGAAGCCCTGGACCCAGAAGGCATTGAAATGTCAATGCTGTTGAGCATAGATGCCCTGGGCAAGCGTTACAGTCTACTACCCAGCGAAGTAATGAGCAAGGCTTCCACATTTGATTTAGTAGTATTGGATGCCGCAATAGGTTTTGAAGTATATCTACAAAACAAGGCAGATGGTAAGAAGGCAGCACCCAAGTTATCTCAAGAAGAGATGATGGCAGCAATGGAAAGGGTTCGCAAAGATGGCAATAAACTTTGATATGAACGCAGTTAGTAAAATGTTTGAGCAGGCTGAAAAAGTTGCTAAAACATTACCCAAAGAAGCGTATGATTATTTTGTTGACAGCACACCCATACGCACAGGCAACGCTCGTCGTTCAACAAGATTGCGTGGCAATACCATTGATGCTAATTACAATTATGCCGAGCGCCTTGATGATGGTTATAGTCGTCAAAGTCCAAAAGGCATGAGCGAACCCACTGAAAAATACTTACAAAAACGCATTGACGATTTAATAGGAAAGATCAAATAATGGCAAACTTAGCAGTCACACTTGAACTAGACAGTCAAGGTTATATTCGCAATATCAAAGCGGCAGATAGTCAAACAAAAGACTTTGCCAAAGACGCTACAACTGCGTTTAATAAAGTTGATCAAAGCATGGGTCAGTTAAATCAAAAAAGTAATAATCTTGCACAAGGCTTTGGTAAATTAAGATCAGCAATAGCAGGAGTTGCAATAGGCAGTTTTGCTATAAGTGCATTACAAGGCGCTGATGCCATAGTGGATCTCAGTAATGCCACTGATATATCAGTTGCTAAGTTATTAGAATTCAGAGAAGCATTACAAAGAGCGGGTGGTTCAGGAGATGATGCTGCCAAAGCAATAACAACTTTATTTGCCAGTGTGGATCAAGCCAACACAGGCAATGATAAAACCATTGCTAATTTTGCTAAGTTAGGTGTTACATTTGAAAATCTTAGAACTCTCAGTGAAAGCGACTTGTTAGACGCAACCATTAAAGGTTTTGAAAGAATTACAGATCCAATTGAACAAGCAGCCATAAAAACTGACTTATTTGGTAAGACACTGCGAACAGTCAGTGCCAAAGAATTAGGTCAAGAAATGTTGGCTTTGAAAGGCACCATGGATCAGCAGGCTGCATCTACATTGGCAGCAGAAAAAGCCGTGCAGAATTTTGAAAAGTTTGTTAATAGTTTAAAAGGTGCAGTATTAATAGTGCTTGACCCATTACTAAAATTAACTGGAGCAACTGATGGTAGTGCAAGCAGTTCTCAAAAATTAGCCGAGGCCTTAAAAGTATTAATTTCTCTATATGTCGCATTGAAAGCAGCGGCTCTAGCAGCATTTATAACACAATCTGCTCTAAATGCTTTACAGGCCGCCGGTATGGCAAAAAATCCAATACTGGCTGCTGCGGCCGGTCTTGCCGCACTTACTGCCGCACGAGTAGGTTATACTGGCATGATGGATTTAATGAAGGAAGTAGAAGATCAAGCAGGAAAAACCAATGCTTCACTTGCTAAGCCTGGTGCAGCAACACCAGCAAAAGATAGTCCACGCAATCGTCCTCAAGACATAGGTAAAGAACTTGCTGGCCAATTAAACGCTGTAAACAGTTTAGCAGATGGTTATCGTAGAGCCGCACAGGCCAACATGGATCGTTACACAACAGAAGTTGAAATATTGGGTAAAAGCAAAGAAGAACAAGAGTTAATTAAAGCCACAGCAGATATCAACAAGCGTTATGCTGATCAAACTGCGGCATTGGAAGAAAAGCGTAAAGGTGCCAAAGGTGATACACTGGAATTAATCAACAAAGAGATTGCCAACTTGGAAGGGCTACGCACCAGCGAATTAGATATATTAAGCATTACTAATGATCAAGTTAGAGCATACGCAAGACAACAACAGGAAGTCAAGAACATTGTTGACTTAATGGAACAACAGGCTGAATATGCCAGAGAAATTGCTGAATTTCAAAATCAACAAGGGCAAGCAGTTATGGCTGCATATGAACAAGTCAAAGCACAGACACAGGCTTTGGCATTGACTGGACAGCGTGAACAACTTGAGAAAAGCATTCTTAACCTGCGTGGCAGTGATCAAACAAAGGCCAGAGAATTGTTTGACTTGGAAGCACAGCGTAAAACACAGTTGGAAGCAATACAGAAAATACAAAACCTACCATTTGAAGGTCAGGGTGGTATGAAACAGCGACTACAAGAAATTAATGACTTGTATGATCAGCGCAAAATCAAGATTGAAGAAACAGCAGCCGCAACCAAAGTGGAACAAGATAGTTTTGCATTTGGTTGGGCCAATGCTGGTGAGAAGTTCCGCAACAACATCAAAACAGATGCTGAGTATGCGGCACAGCAGTTCAGTAACTTTACCCGAGGCTTTGAAGATGCTTTTGTCAAGTTCGTTCAAACTGGTAAGTTATCAATCAAGGATCTTGCTAATTCAATGATTGCAGACTTTGCCAGAGTGCAGGCACAAAAGATGTTGGCAGGATTATTCGGTGGTGGAGCAGGCGGTGGATTCTTTGGCAGCATAGGAAAGATATTCGGCTTTGCCAACGGTGGTATGCCTCCAGTGGGTCAGCCAAGTCTAGTTGGTGAGCGTGGACCAGAATTATTCGTGCCACAAAGTGCAGGACGCATTATTCCCAACAACAAATTAGGCATGGGCGGTGGCGAAACACAGGTTATCAACACAGCAGTGACCTACAGCATTCAAGCCGTGGATGCACAGAGTTTCAAATCATTATTAGCCCGTGATCCAGAGTTTATTCACAATGTGGCAGAACAGGGAAGAAGAAGTCTTCCCATAAGGAGTAGAAGATGAGTTTACAACAAATTATAGATACAGCGATTAATGTAGAAGTTAACCGAAGTAAGTTAGTGGCACAGACAATCAGTCGCAGTGGTCGCATCAGTGTTGCCAGTCGCAACTGGGCAAATCCATTCCGTTTTGTGATCACACCCAAGCCAGTATGGAGTGCCAGTGAATATAGATCAGTGTTTAGTTCATTATTAGAAAATGACAAGTATCTACCACACGGATTTTATTTGAACAATGTAGATGCCACAACATTTCAAGCAGACTTGGGCAATTCATGGATGGTCAACTATCAAGGTGATGGTGATGAAAATACCAATATATTTACTAAAACATTTGTCAGTGGTGGAGCCCCTGGAGCATTTACTGTTACTTTAAGTAATGCTACTAGTTTAACTACAGGAATGAGAATTATTGGAACAGGTATTACAGGATTTTCAACAATAACCAATATTGCAGGCAGCGTAATCACTATTGCAGATGCATTCACAACACAGGCTGCAGGAAGTTATACAGGTTATAATCTTGGTAAAGACAATGTGTTAGACAGTTATCAAGCAAGTAGTGAAACCAGCGGAGCCATGCTGTGTTTGTCCAACAGAAACTCACTGTTGGTTACACCTGGAACATATATTGCCCGGCAAGGTGATTATCTAAGAGTTGCAAATTTTCGTTATCCATATGTTGCCACAGCGGATGTAGTTGTTCCTACAACAGCAACATCAATCTCCGGAGTGGTTCAGCCCGCAGGCGTTACTGTATTCTTAGAACCAAGTGTATCAGGAGTATTTCCAGGCAACAATTTAACTTTCGTTTCTACCACAACAAGAACCAGTGTGACAGGTATTACTTCAACAGCAGGATTAAGTGTAGGACAGATATTGACTAAAACTAGTGGCACTGGTGTATTTGGTGGATTGACTTACATTGCCGAAATTCCAAGTCCTACTACCATAGTTATTCAAAGCACCACAGCCTGCACAAGTGGCAGCATAGTATTTGATGGCACAGGCCCAACATCAACACCCACAGTATGTGTGCCCATTCACAGAGGATTTATTGGCACAATCAGCACAAATACCAATTTGCTGTTAGGTGCCCGCGGCGCACAGTTTGTTGTCAATGTGGCAGCACTTCCGCAGATTAGATATCTACCTGGACAACTGGTAGAACTCACAGGCGACATTGAGTTGGTGGAGGAAATACTATGACCACCGCAATCTCACAGGTAGATAACCGCAGTATTGAACACGGCGTTTTAATTGACTTGACATTAGACGGCACAATATATTACATCAGTAACTGTTACAAGCCCATAGTTCATAACGGCAATACCTACGAAGCACTGGCAGGCTTTCTAACCATCAGTGAAATACAAAGTAATATTTCAAATGCCAATGATGAACTACAAGTAAGTCTAAGTGCCATCCCTCCAACTTATATTGCCGCAACCTTGGGACAACCAATCAAGGGCGGTGAACTAAACATTTATCGTGCGTTCTTTGATTACACCACGCAGGAAGTTATCACTGGACAAGTATATAAAAGATTTTCTGGCATTATCAGTAATTATGCTGTGCAGGAAGACATTGAAACACAGGCTCAAGACATTGGTGTCACACACACTATTACCATTATTGCAAGTAGCATCATGGGTGTGTTGGAAGACAAAATATCTGGACGCAGAACAAACCGCCAAGACTATCAAATATATTATTCCGAATTACCCATTACATTTAAAACAATTACAGCCATTGCCAGTAATGTGTTAACATCAAATACACACGGACTAACTGCAGGTGATCAAATAACATATTATGATACCACACAATTAGGTCTAACACAGGGTTCAACTTATTTTGTAATAGCACCTGTGGCAGCAAATACATTTAAGTTAAGCAATACTTCTGGTGGCTCAAGTTTAACATTGACCGACGGAAGCGGTCTTAGCCTAGATTGGTTTTACACAGATTTCAGCATGGACAGAGTTGAAACATTGTTTAATTCAAGTTTCGACTTTGGCAAACCCTATGTTGCAACTGCGGCTTCAAGCACTGCTGGTGTTAACCCGCCCAATAATAGAGGCGCTCGTAGCACCATTGATAATCCTGAAAGATAACATGATAAGACTAGCAACAAGAACAGATTTAAATGTCATCACAGAACTAATAGTAGAATTCTTACAATCTACAAGTTATAAGGATCACACACAAACAAATAATCCAGAACACATTAAAAAATTAATGTATTCAATCTTGCATACGGGTTACATTTGGCTTTACTTCAATGGTGAAATCTGTGTGGGATTATTAGTAGCAGCCAAAGAACAAAACATTTGGATACCTGAAAAGCGCAGTCTACGAGAAGTTGTTTGGTATGTGCGAGAAGAATATAGAAGAACCGTGGGCGCAGGCAAGTTGTTTGTGGAATTCTGCAAGACTGCTGAACTGCTGTTAGAACAAAATGAAATTAATGGTTACTTTACAACTAGAATGACCACCACACAAGATTACGATTTAGAATCCAGAGGTTTTAAATTGACAGAAAAATTATACTTAAAGGATTGATGATATGCCAGCATTTACAGCCATAGGCGCTTATGTAGCGGGAACGATATTTGGATTGGTGGGCACAGCCGCAATAGTTGTAGGTTCCATTGTAGCATTTGGCGCAGCCTACATCACTAGTAGAATTATCAATGGTAATCCTAACAAAGGTGGCAATGCAAGTAGCGCCAGTCAAGGTGGGCGTATTCAAGTTCCACCAGCAACCAACAACAAGATTCCAGTGCTGTATGGTAGTGCATATGTAAATGGTATTATCACTGATGCAAGATTAATATCAACAGATCAAAAAACCAACAACACCATGTTTTATTGCATAGTGTTAAGTGAGACCTGTAATGATGCTGGCGCCGCTTATGATGTTAATAACATATATTGGAATGACCTTAGACTAACACAGGTAGATTCAACTACCAACGCACACAAGATCAAAGATGGTCGTAAGAATGTTGATAATCCAGATACCAGCATTGAAGACTTTGTTGATGATAACTTTGTTGTGGATGATAAAAGTCTAGTTGAAGTTCGTATTTACGCAGGCAGCAGTGCCGCAAACAAACAGATATTCCCCAGTCAAGCCAGTGCTAACACGCAGGCCGCATATGACTTTTGGGGCAACAATGACAACAGTTGGACCTCAGGTTTCGCCATGTCAGGACTGGTATTTGCCATTGTTAAAATAACTTACAACGGTGAAAAAGGATTTACAGCACTGCCAAACATGACATTTGATATCAGCAACACTATTAGAAATCCCAGTGATGTTTGGTATGACTACATGACCGGCGTTCGTTATGGTGCAGGTATTAATGGTAATTATATAGACAGCACAGCACAAACAACATGGCGCGACTTCTGCAACGAAGATATTAATTATACCGACAGAGATGGTGTAACTACTCAAAGCACAGAACGATACACAATTAATGGTTTAATAGACACTACTCGAAGTGTGAAAGAAAATATAGACATTATTCTGCAAAATGGCGGAGCATGGATGAGTTATGATGTCTCAACGGGCTTGTGGAGTCCAGTGATCAAGAAAGCCATTACAGCAGGAGATCCCACAGTGTCTTCTACTCATTTCACAGGTAGTAGAACTGGCACACAATTAACAGTTACAGCGTTTCCAGAAGGCCGTATTGAAGCAGGGCAAGAACTTTACGACACTGCTGGCACACTGATTGGCACTATCACATCCCAACTCGCACCTACCTCAAGTGAAACAACAGGACAAAAGGGTCGTTACACCACATCTAGTTCTGGCTCTGGCACTACTACATTCTACACCACAGCACCCAACTTGTTGACATTCAGTGATGACAACATTATTTCAGGTATCAGTATTAGTTCAACAAGATTGGATGATTTATACAATTCAGTTGAAGCAGAATTCTATGATCAATACAACAAGGATCAAAAAGCCTATGCTAGAAATGAAATAAATTTCGCAGAAAGAAATCCCAACGAACCTGACAACCAATTGCGTATGAGTCTGGATCTCTGTAATAATTCAATGCAGGCAGACATTTTAGGTCAAATGGAACTGCGTCAAAGTCGTGATGATCTAGTCATTGATTTTACTAGTAACCATTATGGTATACAAACACAGGCTGGAGACATTGTCAATGTTTACAGTGAATTGTATGATTGGAATCCAAAACTGTTTAGAGTCATGCGTGTCAAAGAACAAGAAACTGAAGATGGTGGATTGGTAGCACAGATACAGGCCATGGAATACAATGGCGATGTGTATACCATAGAACCAATCACAGAATTTACCACAGAAGAAAACATTGGTATTGGTGTATATGGTGCAAGTCCAAACTTGCCACCACCACCAGATGTTATCATTGCAGCCATTGATGCTGATGTTGCTATTCCCAACTTTCAATTACAGGTCACAATACCAACCACAGGTGGTCCATATGATGAAATAGAATTATACTACACTGAAGGTTGGGATGAAATGCCGATATCAGGCACGATTGTTCCCGGCACTGGCATCAATGGTGCCGCAGTTGGGCAAGGTCTTTTAACAGTTACCAGCACACCACAGGGCCACATAAACGCAGGTGATCGTATTGATCGTTTAGCACCTCTCACTGATATTACTATAGTAAGTCAAATTACAAACACAGTTAGTCCTAAAACATATTCTTCAGGTGGCGTGCCTGTGAGTGTAAATCCAGCCACAACAACCAGCAGATTGATCACATTAACTGATGTCACAGGCCTATTGATTGGTAATACACTAACTGGCACTGGCATACCTAACGGCACTTTTATTCTTGAAATCAATCCTGCGGGATCGCCGGCAAACACAGTTAGAATTGAAGATGCTGTAACAGCACAGGCTGCAGGAACTTACACAGTCACAGGTGGTTTAGGCACTTACATAGTGGACACCAGCACAACAACAACATTGACAGCCATAAATCTATATGACTTTCCAGAAGCAGACAACTACAAACTGCTTAAGAAGATCACACCAGAAGGCAATAATCCAACATTCACTAATGGCGAAGTCATCATTGATATTATCACCACAGTGCCGGCCAACAGTGCCACATATCGTCGTTGGTATATCAAAGCCCGCATGGGTATCAAGAAACGCTTTGGTAGATTCAGTAATCCAGGTAACACAGATTATAACTCAGGTAGATTCCCTTACAAGCCAAGTCCCACTGGCGGCGGTAGTTTAAATGACTTAACTGATGTGAGTATCACAAATGCCGAGGAAGGTGACTTCTTATGGTATAATGGCATAGAATGGATCAACACAAATGAACCCACTGTGGATACCTTTGACAGGACATTGCGTTTAACAAAACGCTACAGTTCAACAGTTGCGAATTTTGAAACAGATCCTGCACTGAGATTAAATGGCAGAGTGTCAGACGCAGTCAACGACAACACCGATGACGCTGGTCCAGCATTGAGATTTGAGCGTAGCAGTGGCGCAGAATACGCAAAGACATTTGTCAGTGGCGGAGCAATAGGTGCATTCACAGTTACATTGAACAATGTCACTGGTGTATTAGTGGGCAACAAAGTAACAGGCACAGGTCTGCCTTCTGGTAATGGAGCACTGATAACTGTGATTGCTGGTAACCAACTAACATTAGACACAGCGTTTACTGTTCAGGCTGCAGGCACTTACAACATAGGTGCACCTGTGGGATTTGGTCAATTGGCATTTGATTATTTTGGCACAACTGATGTTCATAGGTTTAGGGTAGTTACCAGCACGGATAACTTCTTAGAAAGTCCCGTGGATGTATATCCAGGCACAACTGTGTTAATTGACAGCACTAAAAATTATACCAACATCAATGACGATGTGTTGTATGTTGATGCTGTTAATAACAGAGTTGGTATCAATGATACAAGCCCAAGTTATGAATTACATGTAAATTCTGCTGAATCAGGTCCCAATGATAATGTTCAATTTGCTTTATCCAACAGTGAACGAACATTTATATTGTCAAACGATGCCAGTGGTAGTAATTTACTAAGTTTCAATTATGGTGCAGATAGACTACAATTTGATTTGACTAATCAATGGTTCAACACAGGTAAGTTGGGTGTTAATAATTCAAGTCCTGCTTACAACTTAGATGTCACTGGCGACGCTCGTGTTACTCTAGATGCTGTCATTAATGGTGATTTATATGTAAATGGAACAACCAGTGCAGGAAATGTTGCTGATATTGTAACTTCTAATATTAATGGAGCAATATTTAATACTAACGCAACAACTCTAGATATCGGCGGAGTAGCATCAACATTAAACATTGGCGCAACTTCTGGAACTATAACTATAGGCAATCCTACAGTTCGTGGCACACAGACAACACAGAATTTATATAACACAGTAGCAACAACATTAAACATTGGCGGAGCAAGCACAGCAACTAATATTGGTTCAATTGTCAGTGGCACAACAACTATTGGTTATGATTTATTCGTTAATAGATCAGCTAATATTGAAACCAGTTTAACCGTTCCAAGTATATCAACACTAACAGGTGATGATTTAAGCATTACTGCTTTCTCAGGCAGAGAAGTTACAATATCCACAACCGCAAGCAATGATCCTGTGACTATTGTTAGAAATATTGCTACAACTAATGATAGTATTAGAACATTAACTCTTCGTGCTAATAGCACAGGAACTCCTGTAGTTGATTTCGGTAATTTCTTAGAATTTGAAACAGAAACAACACCTGGAACATTTGTAAGAAGTGGAAGTATTAACAATAAATCTACAGGCGACAACGCTGGTGTATTAGATGAATTTAAAATGTCATTTGGTGTAATGTCAGCAGGTGCCAACACCGAACGAATGGTGTTAGACAATTTAGGTAACTTACAAATTGACGGTGACTTAACTGTAAGTGGTAATAACATTAAATCAAGTAGTGCTACAGCAATTACTTTAAGTGGTGCTAATGTAGCCGTAGCCGGCGATTTAACTGTGACTGGTAATGACATTAAATCAAGTAGTGCTACAGCAATTACTTTAAGTGGTGCTGATGTAACCGTAGCCGGCGGATTAAATGTATCCCT